TTAGAGACGGCTGATATCCCGAGGGATCTTCTTAAACGTGATATTCAGCGAGCGCAGCTCCTTATCCGACAACAAACAGGTATCGGCATAAATCACATACGAACTAGCCGCACACTCAGACGGGATCGAAGCCAGATAGCCACGATCCAAACTCGTCACACGATCCGGCTCGAACACGAAAAACAACGACGCATCCTCATGCCGACCCAGGAAATACGGATGAGCACTGGTCGGATTCGAGAACGGCTGCCCAGTTTCGGTGAACCACACATACTCACGGACCCGCTCAAGAGGAACGTCGGAATTCAAATCACCATCAATAAGCAGCGGCTCGCCAAGTTCATAGAAGGAGAAAGATTTATCCAACTTTGCCGACAACAAATCTCCTTCCAGCTGTTGTTTGATGACTCTCTTGACGCGTGTGGCGGTAACACTATCTGCATAGTCTCCGAGCTCCACGAGAATAAAGTTACGTTCTCCTGCATCCTCGGAATTTAGTTCGAGGACCGCATGGGCCGTAGTTCCGGACCCGGCAAAGGAGTCGAGTACAACCGATGTTCTTGAGGTCACGCGTTGTAAATATTGCTTAACCAAGTCGACAGGCTTTGGGTATTGAAAAGCAGATTTACTGCCGAGAAGATCTGCGATTTGCTCTCCGCCGCGAGTGGTAAAAAGCTGTTTATCTAGCCAAACTGTGGGGACGCTAGATGAACTTGTCTCATAGTTAATTACTTCGAGGGTTGGGATTTTAGGATTGTCGGAAACACGACGCGTTTGAAATTCACCGGACTTAATCTTCTTAATCACTCCGCCAGAGAGGTATTGAACCGTCCATGCATTCTTCGTTTTGTCTGTCGACGGAACGACTTTAATGAATCCTTTTTCCCAATCACTCAAAAGTCGATCAGGGATCAACCTCCAGACGCAAGGGATGCCTTTCGCTGTAACTGGCCAAACTGCTTCGCACCCTTGAGGTGCTTCCGAATAATCAAACTTGAATTCAGAAAGGTCGCCACTAAAAGCACCAGTAGACACACGCTCCTGCAAGGAAGGACCGACTCCGACTATTTTCCCCGCGCTATCAATGAAAATCGGATAGGTCTGGTTTGGTCGCTGAACCTGATCGAAGGTAGCTAAGTTCATTCCATGGTACGCCGAACTATATTTCTTCTTTCCTTCATCGTATGTATTCGGATTGAACTCGACCGGCGCAACAACTACTAGGTATTCATTACTGATACTGAAACCTTTTGAAGGTTTACCACCGGAGGTTTGTACTGTAATCGGTACGACTTGTTTTGTTGAGAAAACCTCCTGCAATACAGGTAGAAGGTTTGGAAGCTCGTGCATGCTAATGCTGACCGCCATCACGCCTTCGGGAGACAGTAGTTTTTGCAAAAGACGAAGCCTTGGATACATCATGCATAGCCATTTGTCGTGGCGTGAGAGGTCTTCGCCTTCTTTGCCGACGACTTCGCCAAGCCATTTCTTGATTCGTGGGTCGTTGACGGCGTCGTTGTAGATCCAGCCTTCGTTGCCTGTGTTATAGGGAGGATCGATGTAGATACAGTCGACTTTTCCTTCATAGCGTGGCAGGAGCGCTTTGAGGGCCTCGAGGTTGTCGCCGTGAATAATCATGTTCTGTGAGCCGTTGTCCGCATCGTGCTGGCCGTGCTCGTCATATGAGTATTGGCGGTCGAGGACGCGGTAGGGAACGTCGAGGTGGTGGGTGATCACCTTGTCTTTGCCGACCCAGTTCAGTTCTGGCATTAGCGTTCCTCCTTAGGCTCGTGAATGTTGTTGGTATGTGGTTCTTCTGCGGCTTGACCGGTACGAACCCATTCATCGATTTCTGAGAGTTTGAACTTCCAGACCCTGCCGACCTTGTAGGCAGGAAGATTATGGGTCGCGATCCATTTCGTGATGGTCTCCCGGCGCACACCAAGGTGAGCTTGTGCTTCTTTCATGGTGACCCAGTTTTCTAATTCAGCTTCGCTCATCGTTCCTGCCTTATCGCGTGAAGATCCGGGTTAATAACTGTGGCATCGACATTGAAGGTCATGCTTTCACGAGGGAAGCAGTTCTCGCCATCCGCGTTGTGCATTTCCCAGTGGCTTGAGGCCACCCCTTCATAGCCTTGTGCCCGAAACGTGCAAGAAATCTTGATGAACTTTCCCGTCGCCGGTGGGCTGTCAGGAATGGTGATTTGTGTGGTGCCGACGGGTCGTATTCGCGGGTTTGTTGGATTCGTACAGACGAGTGTCCGACCGGTCCAGTCGATGCTGCCAACGTTGCGCAATGTCCAGGTGTGAGTGAACTCGTCCCAAAATCCTGGCTTGTGTTTTTGCAGTGCGGGCGGTTCCGTCACGTCGACGCGATCTCCTTGATAGAGCGGCTGCGGTGCAGGGTTTATTTCGCCTGGTTCCTGGCCTTCAAGGCGAAGTCGGTAGCAGCGTTCGAGGACATCGCAATGGTCTGGATCATGGATGATCGCATCAAACCAGTCGGTCAGTGCCCAGATGAAGGCGTCAGGTTCAATTTCCATGCTTGACGGAAGACCGGCGGAAGCGCCGATTTCGCGGCATCGATCTTCCAGCGTGTATGTGGCGCGACGGGGTGGGGTGATGTGACCTAGCAAGAACTTGTGCAGTGCCTGTTTCTTGATCTGATTCGGTAGCGAACCGCGAACTGGGTCAGATACTTCTTGGTCGCCGCGAAAGAGCGCCGTCCAGTACGGAGTGGAATAGACTGCGGCGCTTCCTGCTGCCTCAAAAACTGCGCGTGCGAACTTACTCTGCGATTTTATCGGAGCTTTTGGCTTGTAAATTGCGCGGCAAAAGGCGCTCAGGGTCAATGATCCACCTCCGTCACACACCGTCTAGAAGAAACTCTAGAAGATCTAGAAATTCCTGCCCTTTCATCGTCCGTCGTCTAGAAAATTCGTCCACTTTGATTGAAGTGTGAGCAAAACACGAGCCGACGAGACGAGCAACATCACTCTCATTATCGCACGCCGACTCGCGCGAACGCTCATGAACACGCACCAACTGGTGGTGGGTGTCGTAGCGCGAGCGAAGGAGGTGAAGAGCGTGGGTAGGAACCGCAAGCAGACATCGCGTGCTGTGGCACGCAAGGCATCAGCTGTGCTGCGCGATGGCCGTTATGGCAAGGACTCGAAGTCTGTTGCCGCGTCGGCGTTGGCGCAGACTAAGCCGTCCAAGCACGGCAAGTAACCGCGCGTTACCCCGTCCGGTTTTGACGTCTGTCATGACCGTACGGGTGAGGGCGAGGTGCTTGCGGTGGCCACCGGCACTGACGTTCTCCAAGCCTGAGCGTGATTGTTCGGGAGCTCATCTGGCGGATGAGCAAAGCCCTATGGCGGGTGCAGGCCGTGGGGTTAGACAAACAAATCACTAGTGAGACCTGCTCTGGGAGCGCTCGGCGGGTCACCTCACCCAACCCCTCTTTGCTGAGGGGCGGGTGGGGTGGCTCGCCTTTGTCGTCTTCCTAGCAGTTCTTACCAGTGATCTGAGCCAAACAGATCAGGTCTCCAAATCACCGGGATTCCCGGAGAAATGGAGATCCTTCGATGAAGGTCACCTTCAAGCACGAAGCAGACAACAACAAGAACGAGTCCGTCACTGACGCTTTCGACATTGACCCTGGCGAGTTTGCTCTCATGATCGTTACCGACCGCCAGCAACGCGCCGCAGCTACTGGTGTTCCGCTCGACCAGGTCAAGCCCCGCACGGCACAGAAGATTCTCGACGAGTTGTGGAACGCAGAAGAAGCGGCCACGCATAAGGCGGTTCGCGCCGATCGCGGCAAGGGTAAGAAGAAATGCACGTGCGGGGCTGGGTGCGCTCCTCGACGTGGATGCCGTCTGCCGAACAACGCATCGTTTTCGTATGAGCAGATGCTCGAGATCAATCTTGACCCCGCTTCGCCAGGTATGAGCGCTGAAGATCAGGTTATTGAACGTGAGGACAGTGTCCAGCGTGCCTGTGAGCTCAAGGTGATGCGTGGCGTCATCGCTAAGTTGGATCCCCAGCATCGTGAGGTGATGACTCGTCTGCTTGCAACCGACAAGCTCAATCAGGCGCAGGTGGCGCGCGATATGGGGTTGAGCCGTGCTCGGGTATCGCAGCTGGTGGCAGAGGTGAAATTGCTGATCCGGCAGGCGGTTGAGGAGGCTCGATTTAACACTTCGGGCGGTGTCGGCAGTGGGGTGAAGGGAGAAGCCAACCGGGCTGCTCCCACCAACATGGAAGAAAGGTAAGCCCGATGGCTCGACATAGTCTCAAGCTTCATATTGCCCGGCGTATCCCTGACGATCCAGGAATCGTCGCCACCAAGAATGTGACGCTGCGTGAACGGCTCATGCGCCTACTGCTTGGTACCCCGCGCAAAGTCATGATTCTTGTCCCTGGTGATTCGGTTAAGCAGATCGACATCACCGAAAACACCGATGACGACCTCATGGCTCTGGCTGATGCTCTCAAGGCTGGTGAGTCCAAATGATGATGCCGGAAATTAACGCCTTTATTCGTGATGGGAACCAGGCGCTGCGGTCGCTTGCTGATTTGCTTGCGCGGGCTCAGCAGATCGTTGAGGAGAGCTTCGAAGACCACGCAGGAATGCCTGGTGAACGCCCGGAGCTTGCCCTGCAGATCAAGGAACCCTTCGAAACCATCCCAGCCACGCATAACCAGCCAGAACTACTCGCGGACGAGCCAGAGGTTGAACCTGAACTGATAGTGACGCTCGAAGAAGTACGTGCTTTTCTTTCCGAGCTCTCAGCGCAAGGCCACACCGCAAAGGTTCGTGAGCTGATCGTCGAGGCTGGTGCCGACAAGCTCTCAGCGGTGGATCCGTCGAAGTTCGGCTGGCTGCTTCAACAAGCGAAAGGGATTGCTGATGGCACCGTCTGATCACGCACTCCTCTCAGCTTCTGGTGCTCACAGGTGGCTCAACTGCACCCCCTCCGCTCGTCTGGAATCCGATGAGCCGGAGTCGACGTCGGCTGCGGCCGAGCAAGGCACCGCCGCCCACGCCCTCGCCGAGCACAAACTCCGCCGAGCACTCAAGCAGCGCTCGAAACGTCCAGTCTCGACCTGGATTGATGACGAGATGGAAACCTTGACAGACGACTACGTCGCTTACGTCCAAGAACACATCTCCATCGCCCTGGAGACCTGTGGTGATCCGCAGGTGCTGATCGAGCAACGCCTGGACTTCTCCCACATTGTTCCTGGCGGTTTTGGCACCGGGGACTGCGTGATCATCGCCGAACCTACCTTGCAGATTATTGATCTGAAGTACGGGCAAGGCGTGTTGGTTGAAGCCGCGAACAATCCGCAGTTGATGCTGTATGCGCTCGGAGCGCTTCACGCCTTCGGGATCCTGTATGACATCGAGACGGTATCAGTGACGATCTATCAGCCGCGCCGGGGCAACGTCGACACCTGGGAAATCTCTGTTGCCGAGCTCGAACACTGGGCTGAAACCGAGGTCAAACCTAAAGCCGAGCTCGCCGCTGCAGGTAAGGGTGAGTTTTGTCCTGGCTCGTGGTGTCAGTTCTGTCGTATCGCGCCAACGTGTCGAGCACGAGCCGAAGCCAATCTTGCGCTTGCCAAGCTCGAGTTCACTCCACCAGCAGAACTTAGCGATACAGAGATCGCTGACGTGCTGGCCCGTATACCGCAGCTCAAAACATGGGCGGCGGATGTCGAAGCCTACGCCCTGTCGAAAGCCGTCAACCAGGGCGTGGTCTTTGAGGGGTTCAAGCTCGTCGCCGGACGGTCGGTACGCAAATACACCTCCGAAACCGACGTTGCTGCAGCGGCTGAAGCGGCTGGTTACAAGGACATCTGGGATCGCAAGCTCATCACTCTTACAGCAATGGAAAAGCTGATGGGTAAACCCGCCTTCAACGAGATCCTCGGTGATCTCGTGACCAAACCTGCAGGCAAACCCACATTGGTGCCTGCATCCGACAAACGGCCGCCGCTCGACCTGGTGAGCGCGGCCACCGATTTTCAACCAAACAAGTAACGAACAGAAAGAAGAACAAGATTATGACTACTCAGAATCCGACCCGTATTGTGACCGGCGAAGTACGCCTCAGCTATGCGCATGTGTGGGAGCCGAACTCGATCCAAGGAGGCAAGCCCAAGTACTCCGTCTCCCTGATCATCCCCAAGACTGATACCGCCACGATCACTGCGATCGAGCGCGCGGTGGATGCGGCGATCGAAGCAGGTATCGGGAAGTTTGGTGGCAAGCGACCCAACAAGGCAGCCCTCAAGCTCCCGCTGCGCGATGGAGATATCGAGCGTGACGACGAAGCCTACAAGGGCGCCTACTTCCTCAACGCCAACTCCCTGACGGCTCCACAGATCGTCGATCAGCATGTGGCACCAATCCTGGACCGCGCCGAGGTCTACTCAGGCTGCTACGCACGAGTATCCCTGTCCTTCTACGCGTTTAACACGAACGGCAACCGAGGAATCGCCTGCGCACTGGGAAACATTCAAAAGACCCGTGACGGTGAAAGTCTCGGCGGCGGGCGTGTCTCGGCTGAGACCGACTTCGGTGCCTTCGCCACTGATGAAGACTTCCTTAACTAACCATCCCCACACGTGGAGGGAACCAGCACATGCCGTTGGTTCCCTCCACATTTTCCTCTGATGCGAAAGGAACCCCGTCATGCGAACACTCTTTTGTGATATTGAATCTTTCAGCCCCGCCCAACTCGCCAAGACAGGCGTCTACCCGTATTGCGAGCACCCAGACTTCGAGCTTCTCCTGTTCGGATATTCGGTCGACGGTGGCCCAGTTAAGGTTGTGGATCTCGCAGGCGGACAATCTATGCCCGACGAGGTGCTGGCGGCTTTGGTGGATCCGGGCGTGGTCAAGTGGGCACATAACGCCGCTTTCGAACGAGTCTGCCTGTCTGCCTGGATTCGCCGCCATCATCCTGAGCTTCTCGGTGAGGGGTTTCTTGACCCAAGGCAGTGGCGCTGCACTATGATCTGGTCGGCCTACCTTGGTCTGCCGATGAGCCTCGACGCGGTAGCCACGGTTTTGAAACTTGACGTTCAAAAGGATGGTGCGGGTAAGAAGCTGATTAAGCAGTTTTGCACACCCGCCGCACCCTCAGTCTTGAATGGCGGTAAGCGACGTAACCCACCATCAGCGGATCCGACCGGGTGGGCGCGGTTTATCGACTACAACCGGCGCGATGTCGAGGTTGAGCTCGCCATCCACGACAGACTGGCGTTTTTTCCGATGCCAGAGTCCGAATGGGACACCTACGCTCTTGATCAACGCATTAATGATGCCGGGATTCTTCTCGACCACACGCTCGTGGACAATGCCGTTGCCGTGGATGAACATCACCGTAACGCGTCGCTTGCGCGGGCACAGACATTGACTGGGTTGGAGAATCCGAACTCGCCAATCCAGCTCAAACAATGGCTCCAAACCAATGGCTGCGAACTCGAATCACTAGCGAAAGCCGACGTTGATGCCGCCCTCGATACCGCGACTGGCGCGGTGAAGGAAGTCCTCGAACTGCGCGGTGATCTGGCGAAATCTTCGGTGAAGAAATACCAGGCGATGCAAAACGTCGCAGGCAGTGACGGCCGGGCACGCGGGCTCATCCAATTCTACGGTGCAGGGCGTACCGGACGCTTCGCAGGACGCCTCGTCCAAGTCCAAAACCTGCCAAGGAATTACCTGACAGATCTCGACCAAGCACGCACGCTCGTCAGAACAGGCAACCTCGACGCACTTGAGCTGCTCTACGAGTCCGTGCCCGACACCCTCAGCCAACTCATCCGCACCGCCTTCATCCCCAGCACCGGCCACAGGTTTATCGTTGCGGACTTTTCCGCAATCGAAGCGCGCGTCATCGCATGGCTCGCAGGAGAAACAACCACCCTGGACGCGTTCCGCGAAGGTAAAGACCTCTACTGCGAAACCGCTTCCCGCATGTTCGGCGTCCCAGTCGAGAAACACGGCGTTAACGGTGAGCTTCGTCAGAAAGGGAAAATAGCGGTGCTCGCCTGTGGTTATGGCGGCTCCGTCGGCGCGCTTAAAGCCATGGGAGCCCTCACCATGGGCTTAGTCGAGCACGAGCTCAAACCGATCGTGGACGCATGGCGGCAAGCCAACCCACACATCGTTGGGCTCTGGGCAGACGTCGAAGAAGCAGTCATCGCCGCGATCACATCTCGCCAGCCAATCCGCTTGCGTAACCTGCGATTCTCCGTTGAGTCTGGGATTCTCTTCATCGAACTGCCCTCCGACAGACGGCTTGCTTACGTCCAGCCGCGTCTGGGTGAGAACCAGTGGGGTGGAACATCCATCACCTACACCGGAACCACCACAGCACGCCGCTGGGGACAGTTAGAAACCTATGGCGGGAAACTCGTCGAGAATATCGTCCAAGCGATCGCTCGTGACCTGCTCGTCACCGGCATGCACGCCGTCGCCAAGTCGGGGCATCGGATTGTGATGCATGTTCACGACGAAATCGTCATCGACGAACCCGCCACCAGTAAGGCGACGGTTGAAGATATTTGTGCGCTCATGGCTAGCGTGCCCGATTGGGCTACCGGTTTACCGCTAGAGGCTGACGGGTATGAATGCTCCTATTACCGCAAAGACTAGCTAACTTTTATCACCCAACAGCAGTGATGGTTTGGTGTTGAGTAGTTCGTTTAAATATTGGCCGATTTGCTGGTTTTCTTCGAACTGCTCCGTGTTAGCTTCGAGTTCTTCCATGTATTCAAGTAGACACATCAGGCGCATGTTTTTCGCCATCGCCCACACCGTTCCCTTATCAATCTCACTCATGCCATCCATGTTCACTCACGCAGCACTGTTTGTCTGCGGGGTATACCCAGCATGGATTTAACACTTTTAGGTTCGTCGGCAGTGGGGTGAGGCCCTAAACTCCTTGTGCCGCCCGGCACGACTTTTTCTCGACGGGGTCTCGGGAAGGAACCCCGCCATGGGAAGCCAGATTCAAACATTTACCAACGACGTGTTCGGCACCATCCGCACTACCACCACTGATGGTCAGATCCTTTTCTGCGGCAAGGACGTCGCCACCGCGCTCGGCTACGTTAACGCCAGCAAGGCAGTACGCGATCATGTTCGCGCCGATGGGGGTCTAAAACGTTACCCCATCGTCGATGCCATGGGACGCGAACAAGAAGCCACCTTCATTACCGAAGGCGACCTCTACCGCCTCATTATTTCCTCGAAGCTCCCGGCAGCGCAGAAGTTCGAATCCTGGGTGTTCGATGAGGTGTTGCCGACGATTCGTCGCCACGGCATGTATGCATACGACGAACTGCTCGCTGATGATGAATTCCTGGAGCATGCCATCGCCACGCTGCGTGCCGAGCGGGCCAAGCGCCTGGCAGCAGAGCAAGCCTTGTTGGAGGCGGCACCGAAAGTCTCGTACTACGACGTCGTGTTGCAGTCCGATTCGTTGTTGACGACGACGGCGATTGCGAAGGACTACGGACTTTCCGCGAAGAAGCTCAACCGGATCCTACGTGACATGCAGATCCAGTTTCATCAGTCTGGCCGGTGGTTCCTCTACGCCAAGTACGCCGAGCAGGGATATACCCAGTCGAAAACCCACGAATACGGCGAAGGACAGACCCGCACCCACATGTACTGGACGCAAAAGGGACGCTTGTTCATCTACGACCTTTTGAAGAACCAGCTCGGCATCCTCCCAATGATCGAGCGTGAAAGTCAGGTGCAAGCATGACCGTCACGACACTCGATATTGGGCTGTCGAAGAAGAACACCGAAGGCTATCTGGACCTGACGAGCTACCACGCGCTTAAGAAGCTCCAGCGTGAACAATTCGGCTACCGGCCCTTGATTTATATCTGCTCGCCCTACTCCGGCGACACCGAGGCGAACGTTGAGCTCGCCCGCCAATTCTGCGGGCTCGCAGTAAGCGCGGGCAAAATCCCATTCGCCCCGCATCTGCACTATCCCCAGTTCATGGACGACGCCGATCCCGATCAGCGTGAGCTAGCAATGTTTTTCAACCGGGTGCTTCTCGCCAAGTGCGAAGCACTGTGGGCATACGTCGGACACGTCAGCCCTGGTATGCGCTTAGAGATCGGGTGGGCACGTGACCTCGAATTGCCGATCAAGTTTTTCGATTCTGATTTCAAGGAGGTCACCCCATGACCACGCCCTTCACTTTGTTTTCCGCCACGGTTACAGGCGTGCAGAACAATAACCACTACCCGCATCGACACGAGGTCACTGATGCGGCCTCGCTATCGGGGGTCGTGGGTTTTGATCATGTGGCGGCCACGTACGTGAATGATCGCCGCTCAACCGCAGCCTTCATAGCGTCGGACTGCGTGGTCATGGACATCGACAACGACCACACCGAAACACAGACCGAGTGGATTACGCCTGAGAAGCTTGGCGAGTTGATGTCTGGGGTCGAGTTCATGACCGCCACCTCCCGCAACCACATGAAGCCGAAGGGCGTGCTTTCGGCTAGGCCACGTTTCCACGTCTACTTCCCAATCCACACGATCACGAACGCCGACGAATACGCCAGGCTGAAACACCGCCTCGCGAGCCGGTTTGGATTCTTCGATCGTAACGCTCTGGACGCAGGCAGGTTCATCTACGGCACCCCTAACCCACACGTCACGATTCACGACGGTAACCAGCTGCTTGATGAGTGGTTGGATGCGGCTGACGAGATCGATGTGTTTGCTGCCTTCGATCAAAGTACTCTCGTGATTGGTGAAGGCTCGCGCAACGCTACGTTGTCGCGCTTCGCCGGGCGAGTCCTCATCCGCTACGGCGATACCGACCAAGCACGAGACCTCTTCGACCGCAAAGCCAACCTCTGCGAACCACCACTCAGCGAGGGTGAACTGCAGACGATCTGGAACTCGGCGTGCAGGTTCGCCACGAAGGTCGCCTCCGACCCGAGCTATCTGCCGCCAGAGGCTTATGAGGCGTTGGCGGGTTTGCGCCCGGATGATTTTTCCGATGTCGGTCAGGCAGACACATTAGCTGGCGAGTATGCGAACAAGATCCGCTACTCGCTCGCCACCAAGTGGCTTGTCTACGACCATGGCGTGTGGGATGAGAACGACCTGTCCGCACAAGGCGTGGTTCAGGAATTGACCTCCCGCCAGCTCGAAGAAGCCGACCGCCTGATCGCGTCCACGTGGGAGACCATGACGGCAACCGGCGCAGATCTAGTCATGGCCTCCGCCTCGTCGAAAGCACGCGGCATCGCCAAGCTCACGCCTGTGCAAGCGACCGCGTTCCGGGCATGGGATGAGGCAAAGAACTACCACAAGTTCGTTCTCTCCAGGCGTTTATCACGCAACATCACGGCCACGTTGAAAGAAGCCGGGCCAATCTTGCAGGTACGTATCCGCGACCTCGACGTCGACCCCTACCAGCTCAACACCCCGTCAGGTACATGGGATCTACGCGACAGTAGTAGCCACGAGCACAACCCAGCCGATCTGCTGACCAAACAGACCGCTGTCAGCCCCAGCAAGGAGGGCGCACAGATCTGGGCCGACGCCCTGGACGTGTTCTTCCAAGGAGATCCTGAGCTGATTGGTTACGTGCAGCGCATTGTCGGCCTGGCAGCTATCGGGCAAGTCTTCGTCGAAGCCCTCGTCATCGCCTACGGGGACGGCCGCAACGGCAAATCCACCTTCTGGAACACCATCGCCCGAGTGTTGGGGACGTATTCGGGCACGATCTCAGCCGACGCGCTCACTGTCGGGGTACGCCGCAACGTCAAACCCGAACTCGCCGAAGCCAGAGGCAAACGGCTCTTGATCGCGGCTGAAACCGAAGAAGGCATGCGCCTATCAACCTCGAACGTCAAACAGCTAGCCTCGACCGATCAGATCTCGGCAGAGAAAAAGTTCAAGGACCCCTTCGCCTTCACACCCTCCCACACGCTCGTGCTCTACACGAATCACCTGCCGCGTGTGGGAGCCATGGACGCAGGCATCTGGCGCAGGCTCATCGTCATCCCGTTCAACGCCACCATCGAAGGCGATACGGACGTGAAAAACTACGCCGACCACCTGTTCGAAAACGCAGGCGGAGCAATCCTTTCCTGGATCATGGAGGGCGCGCGTCTCATCCACGCCGAGGGCTACAAGCTCAAAGCCCCGCCTCAGGTGGTTCAAGCCTCGCAAGCATATAAGGAGGACAACGACTGGTTCGCCCAGTTCCTTGAGGACTCATGCGACGTCAAGGACGGATTATCGGAGAGGGCTGGTGACCTCTACCAGACGTATCGGGCGTGGGCGCAAAACACCTCAGGATGGGCGCGCCCGATGGTCGACTTCAACGCTGCGGTCGAACAAGCCGGATTCGTGCGGAAAAAGACCAAACACGGCATGTACGTCTACGGGCTCGCGATCGCATCCGAATTCGGCAACTAACCCCATGGTGACGAGCTGTGACGAGCCATTCCCTACCTTACGCATGTGAAATTACATTGTGTTTTTCTCTATATAAAAGGTTAGGAACGACTCGTCACATGCCGTCACCCCTGAATCGAACTCAAGGAGTGACCATGAACGAGAAAACAATCGAAGCGAAGCTCAAGAAAGCCGTTGAAGCCTCTGGCGGCTTGTGCTGGAAGCTTGTCTGCCCTGGAACCACGGGTGTACCTGACCGGATATGCCTGATGAGAAACCGGGCTGTTTTCGTTGAGCTCAAAGCACCAGGCAAACAGCCACGCCCAATCCAACAGCATCGGATGAACCAACTGCGCGACCAGGGATTCCAGACCTTCGTTGTTGATTCGGTTGACGGCATACGGGAGGTGCTTGATGCATTATCAGCCGCATAACTACCAGTGGCAGGCGACCCAGTTCATCATCGACCACGACGAGGCCGCGATTCTCCTTGGCATGGGGTTGGGTAAGAGCGTCATCACGTTGACGGCGATCTGGCAGCTCATGCTCGACTACTTCACCATCTCCCGAGTGCTGGTTGTCGCGCCGCTACGAGTAGCACGCGATACGTGGCCTGCAGAAATCGCGAAGTGGGATCACCTTGATGGGCTCACGGTGGCGGTGGCTGTTGGAACCAAGCAAGACCGGCTGGCGGCGTTAGCCAAGTCTGCGATGGTAACCGTCATCAATCGTGAAAACATCCCATGGTTGGTGAACCAACTCGGGGGTAGCTGGCCGTTCGACATGGTCGTCATCGACGAACTCTCCAGCTTCAAAAATCATCGAGCCAAAAGGTTCACTGCGCTGGTGAAAATGCGGCCCTTCGTTAAGCGCTGGGTCGGGCTCACCGGCACGCCCGCGTCGAATGGGCTGATGGATGTGTGGGCGCAATTCCGGCTCCTCGACGGCGGCGAGCGTTTGGGTAGGTTCATTACCCGTTACCGCGAGCGCTGGTTCGTGCCCGATAAACGCAATGGGATGCAGGTGTTCAGCTACAAGCCCCGTGTGGGTGCTGAGGATGAGATCTATAGGGCGATTGGTGACATGACGTTGTCGATGAGAACCACCGACCACCTGCAGCTACCAGAGTTGACGGTGACGGCAACGCCTGTGGTGTTGGAGCCGA